TGTCGTCTGCGGGTTCTTTCTTTATGTCTTCGGCGATTCCTAGCGCACGTTTTAGCCCGTCTATAAGTGCTGCTAGTTTTATGTGCTCGACTCCGATTTGATCGGCTGTCTTGCCTTCTATCTCAAGCGAATGGAGTTCAGTTTGAGTGTGAGCGATCGCCTCCTCTACTTTTGCCTTATACGCTTCCCATCCGGGTGTGCGTTCAGTTTCGAGAAAGTCGCGCTTTGTGCTCATGTTATTCCTCCTGTCCGCCCTCGCTTGTGTCTTCAGCCATGTTCTCCATGTCTCCAAGACCTTGTGCGTCTTCTTCTCCGAGACCTCCCATTTTAGTTGGAGGAGTCATTGTTTGGACGGCGTCTACGACTGTCTTGATTGCCTGTTCCACTGTGACGTGAGGCATCTTCCTAACATCGTCTACGGCTTTCATTACTGTGTCTCTGAGCTGATTGACAAATGCTTCTTTGTCAGCAGGTCCGAGAGTTTTTTCTTGTACCATGAGGGTGTTTAGTTTATTGGTTTATAAATTCGACCTTATGAGATTATTGGGAACGGTGTTGCCCAATTGCATAGCACTCCACTGATGCATGCTGGTGCAGTATCTGCTGCTCCGGTTGCTGCTAGAGTGACTATCGCGACCAAGTATCTCTTTGTTCTCTTGATCTCGAATTTCAATGCTCCTGCTGCTGTGAGTGTCTGTTCGTCCCCACCTTCTGCAAGAGTTGAGCTTGATCCGTTTGAGTTTGCTGACTCGTGGATTTTGACCTTGACTGATGTTAGGTCTGCTCCGAATGTTCCGACCATTGCTCTGATAAGAGCACCGTCGAATGATGGACCGTCAACAGCTCCGAGTTCATATGTATCGATGACTGTTGATGTTATAGGAGAGTTGTCCTCGTCTATAACTGCCGGTGCCAAGAATGTTGCTAACTTGATGTTGTTTCTTAATGTTTCCATCGTAGTTATTTTAATTAATGATTAATGTTCGACCACAGTGACAGTCGATGACCCTCTTCCAAAGAACGACATCACCGTGACCGTATCATCGATCGCGTATTCGTGTGTTGCTCCTGCTGGAATGTAGTCGTCATAGTTTCCGTCTACTCCCCCTGCCAATGCTGTCGCACTGAAGAGGTTACTGCCTGATGTGAATGTTGATGTTGTCGCTACTCCATTTCCTGCAGTTCCTGTGGCTCTTGCTTCGATAGTTGCTGCGTTTGCGGCAAAGTCGTGGCAGTATGCCGCGCTGTTGTAAGCGAGTGCAGAGCTGTAGTCAGTTCCTGCTATACCTGTTCCGTTTACAGCTTTCTGGACCCTTGCTTGTGTTGCCGCTGCGTTTCCGCCAATAACGATCGTGTGTCCGTCATCATCCTGACCGCCAGCAAGTGTTGCTCCAGTAAATGACAAGTGCGATGTTGTCTCGGTTGTTACGATAGCGTCTCCGGCTGTGCCTGCTGTCTTTGCACTGATCACTGTTGCATGTGATGTGACTGCTGCCGCATCTACCTGTGTGTGAGCTACTGTTCCTGTGTAGTATTTTGTTCCTGCTCCTGCTGCGCCGTTTATTGCCGCTACCAAGTTTCCGAGAGTTGTGTCCGCATCTGCTCCGATTTTAACATCGTTTATTGCGGCCATTGTGTTTTTAAATCTGTATACTTTGCTTCCGATAGTGACAGTTTCTCCATCTGAGACATCTGTTGTGTCGGATGTGAGTGTTGTTGATGATTTGACTGATATCGCTGCTCTGAATACGTATGTCTGGCTTCCGATAACGATTGCGTCTCCTGCTGTTGGGTTGACTGCGATTGTGAGTGTATCAGTTGCCTTTGCGTCGGCATCGTTTGCATTCTTACTGAATGCTACGAATACGCCTTTTGTCTCTGCTGTAACGCGGACAAGTCCTGCATTTACATTGAGCACATGTATGATTGTTTGGTCAGAGTCAAGCACTGTGTAGTGTTGTCTACCCAATGATGCCTTACCGAGAAGCACTCCAAGAAGATAACTTCCGGCCGGTGCTCCTTTTGCTTGCGCTAGTGTTGGGTTATTTTTCTGTGCCATAATAGTTTTTTTAATTTATTAATTTAATAATATCACTTTCTTTTTATACTTGATAGTAGCTTGGAGAAGAATCCCTGTGGATTACTTACTCCTGGCATCGCTTCGACCGGAGGCGTTATGTCTATCGGTTGGTTTGGTGTTTGCTTCAGTATCTCTGCCACTGGTGCCTTTGCTGTGATCGTGTCGTTTTGGACCGGAGGGATTTCCTGTGCTGGTGCACTCTGTCTCCCTGCCTGTTCTGCTCCTGCTTCAGGTGTTGGTGTTGCTGTTGCTACCTCTTTTCCCATGATCTCATTGACGTATTTACCTTTGCCGAATGCTTGAACAAGCATCTTCTGCATGACTCGCTTTCGTCTCTTGAATTCAGCTATTTCTTCCGGTGTTGCTCCTTTGAGCAATGGGATTTCGTCTGTGACCAGTGCCTTATAAAGTGCTACGGTTTCGTTTGCTTCCTGTGCCGCGCTCTTTTCTGGCTTAGGAGAAATATCTACGCGTGCATCTACTCCGACTTGCTTTGCGTCTGCACCGAATGTTTTGAAGCTGATCTTTGTTCCAGTCAATCTGTATTCCATTTCGTCTCCCAAGAATTCCTGGTTCATTTGGATCATCGCGTTGATCAAATCTGTGAATGCGATTTCCATTTGTCTGACGAGCAAGCTGAATCGGATGTTTGTTTGCAATAGCAATAATTCCACCTTGCTTGCTGGTTCCTGACTGTTCTGTGGTATGCCTTGTGCGTATTCAGACAATGCCAGTGCTGTTTGAATGCTCTGGTTTAGGATGTTGTCTTTTGCTACCCAGCTGTTTGAGATGTTTGGTCCTGTTTCAATAGTAACATCAGTCACGTTGTCCAGTTCCCATACCGCACCCGGTGCGTGTTTCAAATCCTCTGGTTTGTATCCCTTGCCTTTCTTTATTTTTCTGATTGGGTCCAAGCTGAATACGATGTCATCCATTGCTTGGTTTCTGCTGTCAGCCATTTCGTAGATAGTTGTTTCCACTGGTTCCAAGTGGCTCATTGCGTAGTATTCCCAATTGAGCGAGATGTCAGGCAAGTCAATGAACATTCTTCCGCCTCTTATTTTCAAGTATGGGTTCTCATCATTTCTGACCACACTCTCGCGGTTCATGATCGTGACCAGTTTGTTTGTGACGTGGTCCCAGCACTCCCAGATTTCTATCTGGCTTTCCCCTACATTTTTATCTAATCCGGAGCTTCCTGATCCTTGTGTTTGATCTACTGCCTGTCCTGCTCTGCGACCATCATTGATCTGTCCCATCTTCAGCGTGTTGATCATTGTGCGATCGACGCGTGGGTCCAGTTTAATCGGCTTGTCTTCGAGTGCTTTTATCTTTTCTGCATCATACAATGCATAATCTCCGCGACCTTCTTCGTCTTTGACTATCAGTGCTTTGTCTTTGAATGTTTGTTTTATTTCCCATCGTGAATCGAGCAATCTATTCGTTGCCTTTGGGTCTACGTATAACAAAAAGTTATCCACCACTTCCGCGTATGGATGACCGTTTTCGTCTCCGGACCAGCTGAGTTGCACTACTCCGTTTCCGAAGATGAGCATTGCATTGATCCACCATATTTTAAGATCGTCGAATCCTGTTGTGTCTCCGATGACTCCCAAGTCGTATTCAATAAGTGTTTCCCATTCGCTGATAAGTGGATCATCTACGAAGTCCTGCTTTGTTGGCTGGAGTGTGATGTCAATGTCGGCTGACGCTAGTCGGGGCTTTATTGTTTCCACTATTTCAAATCCTTTCGGTGGCATGATGTTTGTTCCGTATGCATAGTTGCTTGCGTCTCTGTATGCTCTGTATAGTTTATACATTCTCATCATTCTATCGATGTGTGGCAGTCGGTATTTTTCTGCACGATCAAATCTCTGTTTCCAGAGTGTGACTACTTTTCTATCTGCTTCTTCTGCACTGTCTTGCTTCGCTGGAGCGTTGCCGCTCTGAGCTTCGTCAGCGAGCACTTTGTTTTCTTCTATTGCGATTTCGCTTGGAGTGTTTTGCATGATAGTTTAATTATATACTTTTTTTAATGTCAAGTATAGAAGTCGCCTGTGGATTATTTCTCTGACTTCTCTTGTTTCATTCTTGCGATGCGGTAGTAAATGAGCGAGTGAAGGAAGTCGTCCTTTCCGGTCGATACCCACTCTCTGCTTTCCTGTCCGATTCGGTCCGTGACCTTTCGTGCGTATGTTGTCTGCGTGTGTTCTATCAGTTTCTTGATCTGTGGGCTCTCTGCATCGAAGAAGAAGCGGATGTATCCTTTCTGTAAATCTGCTAGTAGGAAGTCGATCATCCTGTCCCTTTCCGTTAGAACTGTGACCTCCTCCTCGAATGTTTGTTTCTCCTTAGCGTGGAAGTCGTCATCGGTGAACCTCACTATCTTTGCGTGCTTTGGGTCGTCTTTGTACCAGTTGACCCATACCTTACCCGGATGCTTCTTTGCGAAGTCCATCACTTCGTTTGGAGTAAATCCTCCGTCGATGACCATGTAGCGTATGTCGTATACTTCCATCACTTCTCCCAGACGATCCCATTTGCTCTTTCCTTCCTTTCCGTTGGACCGTATGTACTCATCGTCGTGACGCAGTATTGCAAAAGCATACACGCCTTCTTTTGATCCGATTGTAACATATAGTTCGTTGAGTTGCACGTCAACGCCGGCGAGCGAGTTGATCTCCAAGTGTGGCTTGTTGCCAAGACAGTTTCGCATGATGATTGCTTTGCTGATGCTGCTGTCTCCGGAGATGAACGGCATTCCCAGTTTGTGATTATAAAAAAAGTCGAGCGTGTGTTCTTTCTCATTCTCATTGTATTCCTTGATGAGTGACTCTGGTGTGACCCACGGTGCTATCATCTGCGTGAACCAGTATCCGCTTATTCCGTCCTTGATAGTCACACCGTTTTCGTCTTTGATTGGAGACCTCTTTGGGAATCTTGCTTCCCACGCTCCTGTTCCGTTTGGATGTTTCTCTGTCTTTGGTCTGATCCATTCTCTGTCTATTTGTTTTCCGCAATTACTGCAGATATAAACTCCTTTGTCCATGTCGATATTGTCTGGCCACTTCATATGCTGTCGTTTCCTGCAATGCATGCATGTCCATCTCCAGTGTTTCTGATCGCTTTCTTCCCACACTTTGTCTATGCCGAACCCTGGTATCGTTGGAGTTGATAGCCAGCGCTCTTGTTTGAGTGAGTCCTGACCTTCAAGACGTGATGCATAGTTCTTTATGCTTTTCTGATTTGAGCGATCTACCTCGTCGTACCAGTTCCTGTCTGATGTGATGATGAACCCAGTTCTTTCTGAGAAGGTTGGTGTGTAATAAACGAACCCGGACCCGAATTGTTTTTGTCCAATTGCTCCGAGGTCTATTGCACTCATTCCTTTTCTGATCGCAATATTTCTTTCTATGATTTCGTCCACCTTTGTTGGCACAAACTTTCTAACATCTCCCTGCGTTGGCAGTGTGTGGATCTGGTTCATGTTGGCATACTTTGCGTCGTGTATTTCAGATAGTATTGCCCAAGTTGACAGTCCGAATTGAGACGGCTTTCGTGCCGCTATCTTGTCTGAGATGTCTGCGTATATTGCGTGCAGAAAGAAATAATCCGAGTCAGCATCCACTCGAATTCTTACTCCCATTTCATTGACGATGTTTTCTTCCTTTATCCAAGCCAGTGTGCTTGATGCAATAACATTCGCCAGATATGGGTCCAGCTTATTCTCCTCCTCTGTAAAGTTCTTGTTCATATGCTCTTTTAGCCGCTAGTGCTGCCTTAGATGGCCTCTTTGCGGTGAATGTGCCTATCTCCCCAGAATGTTTCAATGCGACCGCTTGTGCCGGTCTTCCGAGTGCTCTATCAAGCCATTTGTCGACGC